GCCTTGAAACGATTCCCAGCCAAAGGAAGCTAGTACATTATATATTATATCTTTTGATATTCCTTCGTATAAAGGATTTTCTCTACTATTAATGTCTCGAGAATGAGATATGTATGTCCAAACTTCATCGAAGTGGTGACCTACCATATTAGTAAATGTTATATAGTTCTGATTATCTGAATCTTCTCTTATATGGAAAGGTATTGTATTAATTAGACCGTGTTCATTTATTACAGTGTCATAATCCAAAGCTCGATTTGATTGTGAAGCAAACCATTCTTTTGCTGCAGTTGATTCTACTTTAGCATTCGTATAAGGCTTGCCTGAATTTGTCTTTGGCCAAGTTGTTGAAGGAAAAGCTCCGTATGAACTTGTTTCATATGAAGAGGATTTATAAAATAAATAATTTTCATATCCATCAAATCCATTTTTTATATTTTCTATCTTACCTTCCCACTCTATTTCGTTTGCCTTTGTTATTGTTGACTTACTATATTCTGGTATTGCTGATATAGTTTCAAGTGATGAGCTATAAGCTTCAATCAACTTCATTTTATATCTGAAATTTTCTAATCTTTCTTGAGCCGAACTAAAATGTACAAAGTTTGAATAATTTCTATAATCTACATTTAACTCCGTTTGTGCTGCAGAGCTTGAAACATATTTGTTGAGTAAGTCTTGCTTGTTCTTTTTATTACTACCTAATATATTATCCCAAGTATAAAATTCAGATGGTGTTATATCTTTCTTTACTTTTAATTCAAAGTTTGGACCAGGTATAAATCTTCCTTCACCTTCAGAGTCAATTGGTATAAGCTTTACCTTGTAATGTACAGGTGCTGACATCTCTTTTACAATCCAAAGTTTATCTTTTACTTCGATATCTTTTGGAAGAGGTTCGTATAATTTAAGCATTATACCATCGTCAATATCTTTTCTCCAGTTAACTATAAGAGATTGTACATTACCTCCAAAGTTTACAAGAAAATCTTCGAAACAACCATATCCATTAGGCCTTCTATCAAATTTGAAGCTTCGTATATCACCTAAGAAGTCATTGTTTTTAGATGTGGTACCTACTCTTATTTCTGTTCTTGAAGAGCCTATTTCTTTTATGTGTAAACCATCAACGTGGTCTTCATGACTTAATATATTTCTAAAGAAATTATATTGTATATTATATCTACCTGAAAAGAATCCAAACTGTCTTACATCTTCGTGTAAATTTAATTCTAAATGTGGTTCTGTATTTGCAGTCTCTCCAGGATTTCTTGTATTTTGAGTCCATCCTTCGACATCATGGTCAGATGCAATAAGATTGTCGGCACTGTATACATGTAATTCAACAATATCTTCTGGCATATCACCAAAGTTTGTATACAATACTCTTGATGGTATGTTTGCTAAATCTTTTTCTTTATATCTGTTTATCCTAGCCATTATACTCTATATCCACTATCATCAACCATACCACCTGCATCTAAGTCTTCGTTTGTTTCGCCTTCAAATTCTAATATATCTGGCTCTGAATCTTCCCAAGCATAAGGTGCATTGTCTTCTTCTTTATACCACATATCTTTAGAGTTCTCCCAATACAATGCATACCATCTTTCTTCTTCGAAATTATATATCTGTTTGTTATCTGTCGGTTTGATGTTATCATCATGTTCGTCAGATTTGTCGTTAGCAATCCATTCAAATTGATTTGTTAGAATCTCAGATTCTTCTCCATTAGGTGAAGTGACCTTGAGTCGAACCTCTCTCATCTCTCCAGGTCTTTCAACATCTAAGTCAATTGGAAAGCTAAATTTCTTACCGTATTTATTTGCAACTTCACAAGTATATGTACCGATATGTTCTCTTTGTATATTTTCTATTGAGAGCATTCTACTTGTACCTACTATTTTATCGATGTCATTCTTTTCGTAATTAGTTGGTCCGGCTGTCCATATCCATTTGAAAGTTATACCTTCAATGTTCTCTTCATCTAATTCACTATCATACCAATTGAATGCGTCAATTACTATCATAAGATGATGGTTTGCTCTAATTGAAAACTTAAACGAATTAGGGTCTTTATTTCTACCTAGTAAATCTAATACATGAGCTCTTCCGTGGTCTGTCATTGGTAATTTGGCAGCTTGACCTTCTTTACCATTTTCAAATGTACGATATATATTTGCTATCTGGTATTGTTTGATAGTAGGTGGTACCTGAGGTCTTTCTAAGTGCTTAGTATCTAAATCTTCAAAGCCTGTATCTAAAATCTCATTTGCAACATTTTCATCTAAACACCTCCTACCCATAGGTATATATAGCATATTTTTTGACCAAGTCTCTTCTTCGTTCTCATCTGATATGATTGTTGTTCTTGCATGCTCTGTATCATTTAGAAGTGTTTCGGCATCAAACATTATTTCGTTTGAATCTATTTCATATGAATCGCTATATTGATGAACCTTGTCTGTATAAATATCTGTATATAAATCAACAGGTCTATCTCTTACCTGCTCTTGCGTTATTAGTTTACCATCATCGGTTGTAAATCTGTTTGTTTCAACTCGAGTGATTCTTTTATTCTTAAATCTCTTAGCGCTTACTTGTCCATAGCCAGGTCGTCTTCCATAACCTCCTCTTTTATTGAGGACGTTCTTAAGATGTTTTGGCATAAACTTCTTGTTAGCTCTACTTCTTCTACCTCTACTTTGAGCGTTGTTATTAGAGTTGTTGTTTTGAGTTCGTCTCATTTATTATCTCACAACCTTGAATAAATCTTTAATATCATAGTATGAATAATCTGAAGTACCATACCTCAATTGTATTTTATACAATCTTTCTTCGAATAAGCTATCAGAATATATTTCAAAATAATTTCCACTTCCATTTGCAGATACTTTTGTATAAGTTTTATCATAAGGTATTACTGTTTCACCAGTCTTTGCATCTAAAATAGAATACTGAAGTGATGAACCAGATAAAGGCTTTACTGCATGTTCAGCAGATGTTGTTCCGTGTGTTTTAACTGGATATTTTTCTCTACCTATACACCAAAATCTTATTTTACTTCCTCGCTTATAAGCACCTTTGTTATTTTTAAGATAAAAAAATACAGCTTCTGTATCACTCATGTCTAATTCAGAAAGCGCATCTGTTCCAGTATGAGAATGGTCGTCCCACATTATCTCTAATCTTGGAGGATATATTGTGTGTGTCTGCTTGCTAAAAAACTTAAACGAACCATATCTATTTGAATCTATTTCTTGAGATGAAGTTAGTGATACTATAAATCCATTATTGTCGTATGTTGATGAGCTCCATGCAGTCAATATATCAGATACGTTTGCTCGTATGTCTTCTGTTTCATTTGTGTATGAAACATCTACATAGTTTTCAACTCTCCAATTTCCTCCTCCTGAATGAACTCCTTGTTCCCAAGAGCCAGTTGTGTTTGCTGCATAGCCTGTTGTTGTCCACTCTGTACCAGTATTATATTCGCCATTTCTATATTTCCAGCTAGCACCTTTTAGAGTTTGAGGTACATTGTTTTCTCTACCAGTACCTTCAACAAATTCTTCAGCGAGTGGCTGTATTGTAAACTTAGGCGTGTTGCCATCTAATTGCGATACCTCTGTTGTATATAAATTTAGATATGCCATTGCATTCCAAGCAGCTCCACTGTCTATCTTTGTCCAGTCAATATCAAACTTTACTAAAGCCCTTGACAAATATGTTGCAGCTGTTTGAGAAGATGATACTATTTTTCTTACCTCTAATATCTCATCAACTCCTGTATTAGTCCATCTCATATTAGCATCAGGTATACCTGGAGCTCCTTCGTATAAAGTTGTGTCTGATTTTGCAAAAGTACTATATATCATTTTAATATCCCACGATTCTAGCTTTAATGTCTCTGTCAGGATACTTAACTTCAAATACTGACGGGTCCATTGAAGGATATATAACACCATCTTTAGTTGCAGTTTTTATATCATATATATTACCACTATATCCTAAATTCTCATCCCAGTTGTTTACTATCCTTAAATTTTTAATTGTTTGTACACCTTCGACTGAATCTAATTGAGTAGCAATTTTTGGAAGTATAATAGGTTCATTAATTGACCAGTTATCTATTTCAAATATACATTTTAGTTTGTCGATTACTCTTAATATAACTTCTTTATTTTGATAACCTGGTCGAGGCATTACAGCTACCTCAACACCTATATTTATTATATGAGCAGTTTTAAGATTAATTGCATCTGTTAACATTCTATAATTTGAAAGATATGTTTGAAGATTCTTTTTTGTCATCTCAGTTGGTGCCATACAATTCTTGTTGTCATCATAAGCCAATGCATATAAATTAATAGCTAGAGGATTTTTTATTTCATGAGTTCCTACAGTCTGCATCCAATACTGTTCGTCTTTATCTAAATACGCTTTAGCAATAGAACCAAATTTTTGTGGCATTGCATATACACGAGCAATATAATCTTCTCTTGTCACTGCTCTGTTTTGAGATGCATAATGAGAAAGTGCATTATATCTTATTTCTTCTACGTTCTCTTCACTTCTACCTCCGACTGCTGGTTCTAAATTTATAACAGCTAGTGAATTTTTTACAACATCTACTTGAGATTGATTAAGTCCATCTTCGTCTAAGTAAGCATTTTTTGTAGTTATTGATTTTATTGTACGAGCTGGTACATTTGATACCAAACCTCCTCCTGATAAATATCTAACAGTTAACGTCTCATCGTTTGGAGCCTGTCCGTATGCTCTTGTAAACATTGTATTAACAGGGTCAAATGCTATATCAACATAACTTGTTCCATTCATATAATTTGCTGCTGTATTTCCATAAGGTAAACCTATTCCTATATTTTCAGGATTTGGAACAATAACCTCATCGGGTTGAGTTGATATACCAGCACCAAACCATAATTGGGTCATATTATTTTCATCTATATGTGTTGTAAATCTTCTAGCTGTTCTACGCAATTTCAATATATAAGGCGCATCATAATTATATTCAGACATCTCCGGGTCTGTTGCCCAGTTATTAATTACCTCTTCAAATATATTGTCTTGTGCTAAATAAGGTACCTCATACCAAACATTTCCTGCTTCATCTTTTACATCTAAAATACTTATTACTTTATTGTCACCTAATTTTATTCTTGTGTATTTTTCAGGCTCACCAAATGTAAACGTTTCTGTTTTTACTTCACCTGCTACTGCGTTAACATCTTTCTTGAGAAGATAGTATTCTGGATTTCCGTAAGTATCATCAACTTTATATATGGTTGTTTCTCTAGGACTTTTTTGAGTATTGACTCTAAAGTCTACAGGCTCCTGAGTCATAAAGATAACATTGTTGTCAGTTGCTATTTCCATACCTGCAGATATCTGCATTGCATATCTCATATCAGGTTCAGAATCTGTTTTTGAAACAGGTACAACTTGATATAAACTTATATTTACAACAGAAGGTACTGTAGGTTTTGTTTTATATCCGAGAGCTCTTGCTAAATCTATTACGTTGCTTCTTTCTTCTGCATGTATTAATAGACTTTCTTTCATTTGGTTGTCTACATAATATGAGAGTACATCACCAACATAAGATGCCATTTCTATAAACATCATACCTGGAGATGATTCGTTGAAGTCATTGTAAATATCAGGAAAATAATTTTTAGCATAGTTTACAAGATTTTGTCTAAATCCGCTAAAGTCCTTATTAAGATATTTTAATTCCCTTACCTGTTTTTTATCTATATTACAATCATTTGCCATTACAGTGTCCCTATATTATTTAATGTTATCATTTCTTTATTTATAGTGTCATTATATAAAGCAAACCATATCTGTATATCTACTCTATTGACATCGGGTGCCACTTGTTTTACATCCACCTCTAATAAGTTAACGTAATCTAACCATATATCAACCTGCTTTTTTATGTTGCTTTTTATCTGTGTCACAATTCTAGGCCTGATAGGTTCGAATAACAGTCTATAAATATCACATCCGAAATTTGGATGCATTGGTCTTTCACCTTTATTTGTGAGAACTAAATTTCTCATGTTTGACCTAGTCTGCTGTAATGTAGTATATGAAAGAGCAAAGTCTGCTGTCACCTTTTTTGGTGAATCATGCAGTCCCTGGTCATTTGTAAGACTTGATGTTCCTACTCCAGCAGCTGAATCAACAACATCATACTTTGCAGCAGCTTGAGCATCATTCGTCAATGGAAGAGTTAGGCCAATAGCCACATCCTTTTCAAAATCTAATGGATTATATTGAAATTCTTCTCTTCCTCTCATAATTACTTAAATCTTTTTACTAACTCTGAATAATCTCTATTTAGAGCTTTGTTTAATGTCGGGTCTAATTTACTTGTGTCAACAGGTCTATTGTTAATATCTGTCATTGGTGCTGCACCACCTTGCATTGCTGCAAATCTATTTCTCAAATCTTGTTGAGATATTTCTGGCCAGGATTCTTCAGCGGCCGTGTCATTTAACACTTCATTTAACATTGCGTTTTCAGTATATTCTTTTTGAGGCATTTGACTTTTTTTGCTTTCCAGTATATTCAAAGCTTCATTTATTTCGCTTTTAACAACTGATTTTATTTCGCGTTTAACAACCTCTCTGATAATTCTTACCAAATCTTTCTTTGTCATGTGTACACTCCTTTACTTTATATATAAATATCATAATACTAACTTTATTAGAGCCAAGTCGTAACAGGTGTCATTATTGGAGGTGACCAAAAAGCCGTACCTTGCATGAACCAATTCATTATTGTCATACCTGCTGCGTTTAACCAACCTTGATTTGTTTCAGAATTCATACCCATACCATCAATGCTTTCAAACATAGGTCCTGGTCCAGGAGGCGGTACTGTCACAGCAGTAGGAACTGTCCCTGCTATATACACGCCTGCAAATGTAACGAATCCTGTTTTCAATCCCATATGAGGAGGGGTTGCAGACGTAACTGAAAGAAGTGAAGCAAACATAGCTTCTCCTGCAGCGTTAACAGTTGTGCTAGGTGGTATTATTCCTCCTGCTCCTATAACTGTAGCGTCGGCCCAAACTCTTGCCCAATCTAATGGTGGTATTGGTGGCGGCTTGATTCCTAGCTGGTTAGGTACCATCATAGGGTCACCTGGCATCAAATCACCTTCTGTGTATTTATCAAACAAAGGAGATTCTGGGTCAATCCTTGTTTGTAATTTTTGAACGAATGGCGGTACTAGAAATGGCATTATTGTAGCATCGACTCCAATTGTGTTTTTAGTTGAGCATATATAGGCCCATTGATAGGAGTTCCACTTGGACCGCAAGGTGTTGGGTGAACCTCCATAGTTAATTGATTAAGCGTCTCTAATAATATATCTGCTAAAGCTGTTACGTTTATTTTCCATTTTGCAGTTGATAAACTTATTTCTTTTTTAGCTGATATATATACGTTGTCATTTTTTGCATTAAATATAAGTCTATCAGAACTTATTATAATCTGAGGTTTATCGGTGAAAGTATTTAGTGGCTGAAAAGGCACAACAGGTCCAGTAGGTACAGCAACAGATTCTGGTGATTCAGAATTTGCAAGTCCTATATCTATTTTTTGAGTGCTTGTCATCATAATTGTAGATTTGTCTGCATTTATATCTTCGATTTTGTCAGAACCTTCTGCAGCGAATTGATTTGTAAGTATCATAATAGGGTCACCTGGACTACCTCCTCCTACAGACCAAGTATCTATTGTTTTTGCACCTGATACTGTAGAGCCAAATCTTATACTGTTATCAAACCTACCTTGTATTAATACGTCGCCTTCAAAGGGATGCAAAGGTGCTACCTCTTGTTCTTCGAAAGTTTCTCCAGGTACATCATTTAGAAAATGTTCTTTCGAAGAAAAACTAGCATTTGGAATTGTATGTTCGTTTCTCTCTCCCCAAGCACTTACATTTGAAAGATAATAATACATGAACGACCGCGGATTGTCTTGAGCTTTTAATCCTGGTGCCATAATAGCACATACCATCTCACCTACTAAAGGAAGAGTTTGTATATCTCGCCTCAAAAGCTTTATCCATTTATAACCCTTCTCAGGTGACGATTGATAATCTTGTGCACTACCATATACCTTTATTTTTATATCACCAAGACTTTGAGGTTCTCTATATTCTTCGTGGTCTGCATTAGTAATTACATCTAATACTTCTCCATATATAATGGATTCTTTACTACTTCGATTTCTTTCATTCGACCTTGTTTTATTTGAAAATTTACCTCTCATAACTTTTTATTCTATATGCGATTCTTCGACAGCTTCTAACAATTGCTTCTTTTCAGCTTCAGTTAAAAGTACACCACCTGCATTGTCATCACTTCTATTCATACCTCTTTGTACTATCGCTGCCATCTTTATTAAATGTTCGTCATTTTTAACTGCAACTTCCATATACTCTTTGATTATAGGTACAAGTATTGTTGCATCACCCATATTTTTAATCATAGGCTGAAGTTGTTTTATAAGCTCATTTATTTGAGCTTCTTTTTTTCTAGAATTATCATAGATATCTTTCATAAGACCTTCAAAAGTCTTACCTTCAAATATCTCTTCATTTTTATTTATTTCCATAATACTCTCCTTATATATAAATATCAACTATATAAAAACAGAAAACCTAGGGAGGTTAATCCCCAGGTTCTCATTATAAACTAATTATATAACTATGTTTTCCTTAATTACTTCTTGTCAACGAAAAAGTATGTAATAAGTACTAATACAATTAGTCCTACAAATCCACCATTACCTAGTCCTTCAACTAGAGCTGTAAGATTTGCTATTACATCCATTCCAAAGATAGAAGCTCCTGTAAGTACAGTCCATAAGATTGTAATAGGAAGTACTGCCATCATAATTGATAATAGTCCACCTAAAAATCCATTTACATGTTTAATTACTGAATCCATTTGTTATCTCCTTGTTTTTATCCAACATTTTGTGGCATTATTGCCTAGCGCGTGATTTACCAATTGTACAATAATACTTAGAAAGTAAAACCGAATCCTAAAGTAAGATTCGTAGTTTTCTCTCCTGTATTATATACAATCTTAGGGTCTACATAAACATTTTTACGTAATGTAAACATTTTACCTGCTCCAATGCTCATTGCATCGGTACTTAATCCATCCGTTGCCACATATCCGAAATATCCATTCCAGAAGTATCTTGCATGAAAATCTATATCCATGTCAGCAGAAGAGTCTGCTTGACTTACAGAACAACCAATCATCAAGTTGTCCATTACACCATACCCAATAG